ACCTTTATCTGCCATCAAGGAGGTTATTTAATCCTTATCAACTGTCATATGGGAGTCGTCAGTGAATACTATATACCTCCATCTACCGGGACCTTTCTGGATCCCTGCTACGTCTTTACCTTGAATACGGAGGCCGGTTTCAATTGCTGTCTCTGAGGCTGAGGACGGGACTGGATATTTGTCTAATATCCTACCTCCCCCAGTTGCACCTTGTTTAAAGGCTTTAAGACCTTTAACTAGTTTATCTCTTGGACCTGCTTCTGCAAAGCCTCGAGCCGGCGCCGACGGTAGCCAAGGCTTACCGCTGTCGGGTCCAGGTCGCGCAACTGGCGGGCAATATCCTCGCGTGCCTCCGAGAGCAGGCGCACGACTCGGTCAAGTAGCCCGTTCTCGAAACGCCGCAGGTCTATTGCGCGCCGGATGAACGTCCCGGTCGGATCACGCACCCTTCATATCTCCGGCGGGCATCATTGTCGAATCGCCAGCCGCCATCGCGCTTGCCTTGCCACCCATCTCGCTCCCCGCAGGAACCACCTGCGGCTTGCCCATGTCGTCCGCGGCGATCTTGTCCTTCTCCTCCTCGGGATTGAAATCCTCCGGCAGCCGTTCGCCGCGTGCGAGCATGGCGTACATCGTTTCGAGCGACAACTGACCACCGCTCACCAGCTCGCTATACATCCGTACCTCGTCCGGCGTCAGTTCCAGTTCCTCGAAGTCGCGATTGATCGTGATGCTGCCGCCTTCCGGCAAGCCCCGATACCGGGCGTGGAACTCCAACGCCAGTTCAATCGCGTCTTGCAGCCCGCGTGCCGCAACCGATAGCGCGCTATCGCCCTCAGATTTGTCGATACGTTTGGCTTCCGCCGTCTCGGCGGCTCGCGTCTCCTGCTGAAGCATCGATAGCCCGAGCCGCGCCATCTGCGTTTCGAAGTCCTGCAACTGCGTACGGCTCGCGCCCAACGCCGCACCCGTGGGTTCGATGTATTTGGCATCCGCGCCCAAGGGCAGACTCAGACCCCAACTCGGCCCAACGACAACCTTCTCGCCCGAGGCTTCCTGGCTCATCATCTCACGTCCGATGATGACGAGAATGGGCGAGTTGGCCTTGTGCAAGGCATTCAGTTGGTCGCTCAACACTTGATAGTGTGAGACGTTGATCGTTGCCAGATCAACAAGCGGGGGATCGCTCACCAATAGCCGGCTGCGCCCGCTGGTTGTCACCTCGGCAACCGGGATACGCTCCTGATTCGCCACCACGCCCGCGCGTTCGGGTATTATCTTGTCGTCCACCTTGCGGAACACGGCGAATGTGACTTGTCCGTTTTCGCGGCGGAACACTCGGTAGCGTTCCACGTTCGCGAGCCCGAAGGCGCCCTTCGCCTCTGTCGTCAGCTCGCGCAACACGATCTGGCTGAGGACGGTCTGACCCGCCACATTCTCCGTACGCCAAGACACAATATCGTCTTTCTTGATGTGTACCCAGTAGGGGCGCGCCCCGGTCGAGCGTTCGATGTCACGAGGCAGCACCCGTCCACCCAGATCCGGGTAATCAACGAGGATCAGCGCGTGACCCGCTTCCAGGCTGTCCTCGCACAGCCGGCGCAGGAACACGTCGCCATGTGTACCAGCCAGATCGATGTTCTCATAGTCCGCGGCGATCTTCGGGGGCACATCATCCTCGAGCACGGGGTCGCGGCGAAACACCATGCCAGCCAGCCCCTTGATCGTGCGAACGAACGCATTGAACAACACGCTGCGCGCCCGGCGCAGGTCGTAGTCCTGGTTGATCTCGCCGGGTGCTTGGGGCAGATAGCTCCGTCCCTCATCCCGCAGGTGGAGTGTGCCGCGACTCACGTCCCGGCACAGGGCGAGCGCGGGAAGCTGGGCCTTGACATCGGTGCTCTGGTTGTCGGGCCGGTCCTCGTCGGGTGTCATGGGTGCGGTCATGGTACGCCTCTCAGATACGGAATAGGAACGGTCTTACCTGTCGGTTGATGCTCACGTTGAACCGTTGCCACAGAAGATAGCCCAGTGCATCCGTGATGTGGTCGAACCCGCTCGACTTGTCGGGTACGCGGGTAGACACATCGCCCGCCGCACGCTTGTAGGTCAGCCCGTCCAGCGCCTTCACGAGCGGTTTGCAGTTGGCCGGATGTATCTTGCACCGTCGTCGCCCGTCCGCATTGAGAAACATCGCTTGGGTGTTGTTGATGCGATCGACGACGCCGGGAGGGCCGGGCGGGGCGTCCACCAGAAACCCCGCACGGGCTAGAATCGTGAAATCCGTTATCCCGCCCGCACTGCTCCGACGCTGGCGACCGCTGGGGTCCGGGCAGACGATGATCCGCCTGCCCGGATGGCGACGCTGTATTTCTTGCGCTACCTCCTCGGTATTGGATACCGGAA